GTTTTTGAGAAATTCTGATACGTCAGCAATGTCCGTCCCATTGGCTGCCTTATCCATCTTTCCGGCAAGCGCATTTGTCATGGTGGCGGCAAAATTTGGATCGTTCCCCAGCGCTGCTGCCAGCTCATTCAGTGTATCCAGAGCTGCAGGGGAAGATGCCACCAGTGCAGCAATTGCCGCCTGCACAAAAGCCGTATTAGCAAGTTGCGTGGAATTATTGCCTGCCGCTGCCGTTGGTGCTTTTGGCGTACCAGTGAATGTCGGACTGGCTTTTGGTGCATACTGCGTATGAGGATCTTCAGCTGCAAGGTGTCTAGCCATCAGGTCATCCACATACACCTTTAGTTCCAGCACCTTGTCATCAACATATTTACGGGTCGCCAGCACCACTGCCGGATCAATTTTCAGGGTGATGTTATCTGTGCTGCTGGTAATCAACACCATGCGCACGGTCTGCGTGCGCCCGCTCCCCTCCGCCAGCTGCGGTTTGTAGCTCTCCGGGCAGTTGCCCACAGCAATCAGTGCTCCAGTCTCATCAAACAGACCTACCTCACGAATCCACCAACCTCCCTCCGTTTCGGGGATCACCTGCTCAGCAATAATCTGGCTGCTGTTCTGCGGATCGATATACAGCATATTCAGCGCGGCGCGGTGTTTTTCAGCAACTAACGCGGTCTGTTGCGCGCTTGGCGTGGGTAATACGCCACCACCGTCGCCCACCGCCATCTGGGTAATTTTCAACGGAATGCCGAGCGCGGCGGCGCTTGCCAGTTTCGCCGCCCCGATTTCCGTCAGCAGGGTGTAAAATTTTGCGCTCATGGATTTACTCTCATTGTGTCAATAACATGGACTGCCCCGCCCTCATAAGCGGTGCCGCCGGAAATAATGGTTTCGTTGATATACGGGTAGATCGTGATTACTTCGCCGGTGTAAGTGGCAGCCCCCATAAAATACGGCCCACTGGTCTGCAGGTTGATGGACATGCCGATCAGGTGACGGCTGCACGGTTTGGCATCACCGATCAGCCGCTCAAGTTCCAGATAGGTTTCTTCCGTGATGCCTTGTTCCTGCACGCCAATATCAAGGCGAAACGTCCCCGGCGTTTCGCCGGTCTGCCACCACTCAATGATGCGGATCAGGAAGCCGAACGGCTCCACCACGCGCCTAACGGCACTGGTTGTCCCCTTGTGCTGATGGATATAGAAAGCATCCTGCACCACACGGCGCTTGACACTCTCCGCCCAGCTCTCATCCCAACGGTCAACGGAAAACGCCCACGCCAGATAAGGCAGGAACCTGACCGGACACGTTGACGGGTTCCACAGGTCGCGCAGCGATACCTGCAGATCGGAAATACCGCTGCAGGTCTGCGCCAGTCGGCGCTCAAGCGGCGATGAACCTGGCGGCAGCAGGCTATTCATCCGTGCCCCCGTTGGTCACGCTCCATTCCGTACATGACGCCGCCTGCGTCTTATCCAGCACAACGTCTTCCAGCGGTGATGCCAGCTCCACACGCTGGACGCCCTCGACATGCAGCGCGGCATAAATCGCGCTGCGACGGATATCACGGCCCAGCCGCGTCTGACTGGCGATATACTTCTGCAGGCTGGCTTTTGCCGCCGCCATCACCGGCTCAGCTTCCGGTCCTGGATAAAGAAAGATCGTCGCATCCACGCTGTAAGGGATAATTTCGGCGCTGCGCACCGTCAGGCGGTCTGCCACCGGACGCACGCTCTCGCTGTTAAGCGCCTGCTCTACCACCGCCAGCAGATCAGCCCCAGCCGTACCGTCACCCTCACGGCTCAGAACGGTAAGCACAACCTCCGCCGGTGCCGGGCTGGTTGCGCTGGCATCCGCCACGCGCCCGTCCGCACTTCTGGCGTGAAACTCATAGGCTCCCGTCGGGCCAGCAACCGACAGCCCCTCAAATGCAGCAGGTATGCGCTGTCGCAGCGCCTCATCGTCCTCCATCACTGCTGCGACCGGCGGTACCGCATCGTTATCAGCAGGCACAACCGTCAGGCGTTTCACGTTGCAGTTTGCTGCCAGTTGCTCAAGATCATTTCCCATCGAATAGGCCACCATCACCGCCTGCGCAGCCTCATTGATACGCTGGCGTAGCAGGATTTCGCGGTAGGTGCTTTCCTGCAGCAGTTTGGTAACGGGTTCAGATTCCAGAGCAAGTGTTCGCATTACTGCCTCCTGTTCGTCTGCCGGATAAAGCGCCACAAAAGCGGCCTTGCGCTCAGCCAGCAGTGTCTCAAAATCCGGCACGTCCACTATCTGCGGCGCGGGCAACTGGGAAAGGTCAATTACTGCCATTGTCTGCTCCTGTAGACACCGAAAGGGAAACCGGTGCGCCGTTGTTGCGCTGCCCTGTAAGATCAACCACCATGGAGCCGTCAGAATTGCTGCTGATAGTGATGGAATCCAGCGTAAGCCGTGGCTCCCAGCGACTCAGGGCCACATAGACCGCAGACATGACCTGCAGGCGCAGCGCCGGGTTCTGCGGCTGATCAATCAGGGCGGACAGCAGGGAGCCATATTCCCGGCGGGCAATACGGCTGCCCTGCGGTGTCAGCAGAATATCCCGCACTGACTGGCGCAGATGGTCAGTGTCTGTAATGCTCTGCCCGTCTTTCTGTTTCATGCCGATGTACAGCGTCATACCGGACCTCCGGTATTTGCACCACCCTTCGCAACACCAGTATGCTCATGGTCATCCACCACGATCCCGTTAGAACTCATCGCGCCACCGCCCTGGGTGACGCCGCCATTGATCACCACCTCGCTGTTAATGCGCGTGGTGTCAGCTTCTACCACAAACTCACTGGTTTTGAGGGTGATATTGTCCGCCGCCTCGATCACCATGGATTTGATACCCCGGACATGCCAGCGCCCGGTGGCGGGTTCATACTCAAACCAGCCCCCGTCCGGGTACTCCGTCACGCAGCCGTCCACGGAATCCGACGGCGGCGCAAACTGACTGGAATAGATGGCAGGCAACGCAAAAGCAGTTTCCAGATTACCGCCCATGCTCAGCACCACCACCTGCTCATCCGGCGACGGGCACCACCATGTACGGGCACCACCGGCACGCAGCGTCAGCCAGTTAATCCAGTTGGTTTCAAGCTCGCCCACTCTCACCCGGCACAGCCAGTTTTCCCGGTCCACTTCGGTCACGGTGCCGGTGCGGATCAGGTTGGTGATAAGGCGCATGATTTCGGTCAGTTGTGCATTCATAGTGAAAGGTTGCCATCAGAGGGAAAAGGGAGGCAGCGCGGGCGCTTGTGCCAGCGGTGGCACAAAGATCACCCCGCCAGCCAACGCAGCAGAGTGTCACGGGTGATTGTTTCCACTTCATCATTCACACCCAGCAAGCGGCGCTCTGCGTAGCGAACCTCCGGGCCTTTTCGGCTGACGCGATCGCGCAAGCCGTAATGATGAACACGGGCAATGCGCTGCACCTTACCCTCAAACTGCACGCTGGCAGAGTCCGCACTGGCGGTGGTTTTCAGGTATTTTGTGGTGCGAAGCTTTGCAAACATCTGGCGTTTGATACGCCCCGTCTTGCTGCGGGCTGTTACCCGGCGCGGCTCATAGCCGCTGCCGTCAGGATTACGCTGCAGCCTGATGTTCTGCTGCTGTGTCCGGCGCAGCTGTTGCGCCAGTTGCCGCATCATACGGCTGCGTGCGGTAGGCTCCAGATTTGCCAGCAGCGCTGTCAGCCAGTCATCCACCCTCTGCAGCTCATCCACGTTTCACCGTCCACATTTCTTCGGGTTCGTCCGGCTCCGGCACCGCTTCAACGCTCGACACACTGCCGTCAGTGCTGACCAGCACACGCTCCGTCAGCTGCAGGTTCAGGCTGATATCGCACACATCGTTGCGCAGAATATCCACTTCAAAGGTGAACAGTTTTTCGCGCAACTCCGGGTTGTTGATGGCATCCGGCTGGTTGTCACTTAGCCACAGCAGCACAGGAGCCATCAGCAGATTCTGGTCGCCGCTGAAATCCTCGATCACCACGTTCAGGGTGTAGCGGTATTCCCATGACATGGAGCTGGCTCCGGTTGCCACCAGTGAGCCGTTATCAACGAAAAGGTGCAGCTTGTCCGGATTGTCCCGGACATAGGCAACTGCTTTATTCAGGGCGCTGCGTAAGGACTGCGGTTTGTTCACTGTCTCGCTCCTGACACGCAATAATCGTGTCCACTTTGTCAGCACAGACCGCCCAGGCGGCCTCGGTCTCATCCAGCACCGCATTCAGATCGCCGTTACTGCGCGGCGCTGACCTTTCCAGGCGGCACTGCGTCACTCTGGGACAGCCACTCACGGTAAGCTGCACCTCCGGCGAGGGCTGGACGCTCCCGCAGCCGGATAATGTCAGCAGGCAAAGGAGTATCGGCCCAGCGGCGCAAATCCTCGTTTTCACGTTTCAGTTCCTCGACCCGGTGCTGGCGGCTTCGCAGAAGTGCGGTAGTCTGTTCCGCTGCCGCATAAAGCCGCGTCTGCTCCCGGCTGTTGGTTTCGGTCAGAATGGACAGGCCGATCAGTTGGCTGTTTTTCTTCGACAGCTCCTGCGTTTTGCTTTTCAGCGCCGCACCCTGCGTCTCGATGGTGTGGCTGGCATTGTTAAGCCGCCACGATTGCCAGCCCAGCGCCGCAAGTGCCAGCGCCAGAACCACTGCCAGTAAACGATTCATTCCCGCAATGCCTTTAGCTCATCTTTAATTGCTAAACTCATGGCAACTGTAAAAACACAAACCATCCCCGTGAGCTTCCATCCGGCAAGCAACATGACAAAGGCAAGAACGAGGCGCTGATACCAGGCGAGAGGCACTTTTTCCATTAGCCCCAGCCCCCTGCTCAGCAACTGACGGACGCGTAGCCGGTCACTCCCCGTCAGCGTGCAGGAGTACAACCCAGCAAAACAGACCAGTGAAAATGCGGCATACTCAAACCACATAATCAGCGCCAGTGGAAAAAGCGCATGAGATGCGGGGAAACTCACATCAACCATCACAAGAAGCGCCAGAACAGAAAGCGGTAGCCAGTAACTTTTTAACCATTTCATTTCGCTATACTCCTTTTAAGCACCAGGCCATTTCCCGCGCGCGGCGGTTGTCCAGCCCCTGATTAAACACACCTTTGACATATACCCAGCGCGGCAACTGATGGCAGGCATCCGCCCAGCGCCGCTGGTTCAGCAACTTAACCAGCGTGGAGCTGCAGGCATTGCCGGTGCCCACGTTGAAAGCAAACGACACCACCGCGTCATAGACCTTTTGCGGCATCGGCTGCACCACACATTTATCCAGCGCCCTCTCTACGCGCAGCACATTGGTGATAAGTCCCTGCGCCGCCTGCCGTTCCGTGATGGTTTTTTCCGGCACCACACCGGACGTATTGCCGATCCCGTCAGTCCACACGCCCGCGCTGCACTGATAAGGCTGCAGGCGGCATCCCTCGTAGTCGGCTATCAGTTTCAGCCCCTCAACGGAGGTATGAAGCGACTGGAAACCGGGCAGCGTGGCGGCGATAGCCAGCACCGCCCCGACAAGGCAGCGCTTAACGATTGAAGGATTCATATTCCCCCCGCGAAATTTTGCCGCCACGTAACAATTTGAAAGACTGGTGTTTGTAGTACCAGTTGATAGCCAGCATCAGCACACCAATCAGTACGCCGCCAACCGTTGACGCATCCTTGAGCGACAGATCGCCCAGCCATGCCAGCAGCACGGCGATGCAGTAAGTGATAAAGGCGCTGATTCGTTCAAGCGTCATAATTCAGTCCCATAGCTGGACGGTCTGTGCCGTGGTTGACGCCGTAATGTCCGGCAGCTCCACCTGCAGCCCGTGCGGTAAAAATGGGCCGTACTCAGCCAGCCCCGGATTTGCCTGCAGAACCTGCTCAGTGACACCCTGCGTGCGCCCGTAATGACGCCAGCAAAGCGCGTCCACCGTGTCATACTGATGCGCACGCACTTTCATCAGATAAGCTCCACCATACAGTGCGGTGCATCCTGCACCCGGCTGATAGCCCAGCGGGCATCACGCCACAGATCGCCGCTGGCCTCCGCCAGCTCCTCCCCTCGCTTCACACCTGACGCAGTGGCGTCATAGTCCTGATAACGCTCATTGAGCACAGCGCGCGCCCAGCAAAAAACAGCGTTGTGGTAGTGCCGGATACGCTCGCTTTTGCCGTCCAGCATTTCTGCAGGAACGTCTGCAAGTGTCTGCCAGCCAAGCATCTGCTGACGCTTGCGGAAGTCGTACAGCTCGGCATTAACCTCAGAGATCGCCGTCAGCACGACCTGCTTTAAACGCGGCTGCGTCACCGTGCCATCAGTGCGCATCACACTGCGAAATTCCGACAGGTCCACATCAGGCCAGAACGGCGTATTTTTGATGACCTCCGCCTGTTCCGGTGCCTGTTCGGGCGCAACAAACTTCATGCAGCTTTCTCCTGAATAAGTGGGCGGTGGACGGGGTTTTGATGTGGCAGTGCCTTTCGCCACCCCGTGCCGCCCGTGCGCGGGGCACGTTCTTTAGCGGCTGTCATTGCGCAGTCTGCGCTCCAGCTGCTGCTTTTCTTTCTTCACACCACAGCGGGGATCGAGCTGCAGCGCATGGGTAAGGTGATTCAGGGCAGATGCCGGGTTGCTTTCGCTCAGTACAGCGCCGATGGCTTTATGCAGGCGCGCCCGCGACTGGTCCGGCATATCCAGATCGGTTGTCAGGTCCAGCGTCTGTAAAAGCAGATCGGCATCAAAACTGGCAGATGCCAGCAGAGCGCCTTGCGCCGCGTCTGCCATTTCTTCTGCCAGCACGGTCTGCACGTTGCGGTTGCCCAGCGGCATCACCCAGCCATGGCGCAGCGCATGACGCCCGATTTCCAGCGCACCGGCATAATCACCGGCGTCGATACGCCACAGCATCACGTACATCAGCACGTCATCCTGCTGCGCACCTCCGGCAGCCAGCACGCCCTCCGCCCAGGCGGAATATTTCGGCAGCAGTTCCACCTTGATTTCCGCCTTTTTCACCGTGGACTGGACGCCCTTGAGGCGGCGGCGGTCTTCTGCCAGCTGCAGCAGCATCAGGTCATAGCCCGACGCATGGCGAACACTGCCGCCCTCACGGGCGGCCTGTTCGGCCTGAATGCGCAGGCGGTGCTGCCGTGCGGGACTCAGGCTCATGCGTTATTCCCCACCTTCCGGTGCGGCAGGCGCGCTGAAATCACCGATTTCGATGTTTTCTACCAGCGCCGCGCAGCGGTAATCCTCGACCACATACGCCTCGTTGACGGATTCAAAGTTTTCAATCCGGTCGCGTTTCGGGTTGTCGATAACTGAACGGCGGCGGGTGTCTTCCTGCCAGTAGATGGACAGGTTATCCAGACGGGTGATCAGCAGGGCATTTGCCGGGAAGAAAGGCGCGCGCACAGCCTGCAGGCCGCCCATACGTTTCTGGCTGATGATCAGATCGGCGGCGATTTTCTCGCTGTTGTCCTGCTCTTTGTTGACCAGCGGGAAATACTTGTCAGACAGCAATTCACGTCCGCAGACAACAACCAGCTCGTCATCATCCTGATACTCCACATCGATCAGCTCGTTGACGGTATCCATCACCACCGCGTCAAGATTTAGATACTTACCACCCGGACCTACTTTTACTGGTTCTGCAGTAGTGGTGCCGTCTTCTGCGGTTTTGCTGCCCATGACGTGATCCGGCGCGTCTTCGCGGATTTTCTGCAGCCATCCTTTATTGACGTCCTGCAGCAGCGGGTTTTCAGCACGGTTGGACGTTTTGGCACGCTTCACGCCGTTAAAGCCGATCATGATGCGGTCAAGCGCCTGACGCTTGACGATGGCGTTGCGGATACGCACCTGGAAGTCCTGGAACTTCGCCCACAGGTCCAGTTTTGCGTAAGTCAGCACCGTATCAAAGTTGGTCTGCTCGCATTTGTATTCCACGTCTTCCATCAGCGTCGGATCGGTAGGCTCGCGCTCTTTGGTGGTGGTATCGGTGGTTCCGGCAATGGTGCTGCCAACGCCCAGCCCCAGCAACTGACCGGACTGCTCAGTGACCGGCGTGATGTTAATCAGCGTCAGGAAAGCGGCGGACTGCTGGATCTGGTCTTCCAGCGTCTGCTGCACGGACGGCTCCACGGTGAACTTGCTGGAGAGTTCTTCAATCTCCACACCGTTCAGGCGCGCCAGTTGCTGCAGGTAAGCGTTAAAGGCAAAGCGGGTTTTCTTTTTCATCGGTTTTTATGCTCCATCAGCAATTGGTCAGGGTGCCTGCCGGTGCGTCACCGCCCGGCGCGCGCTGGCGGTAGTCTTTACGGCTGTCTTCGCTGCTCAGCTTTTGCTCAAGCTCAGCAAAGGCGGTCTGCTGCTCCTGCAGGGAGGATTCCAGCTCAGAAAGGCGCTTGTCCTGTTCGGACAGGGATTTATCAGTGCGCTCGCTCAGGTTCTGCTGCTCGGTGGCGACCAGTTCCACGGCTTTATGCACGTCGGAGAAACGCGCCTCATCGGTCTGCTCTTTTTTGGTGAACAGCGCGGTGACGCGGGCAAAGAGGGACGGCTTTTCGTCCTGGGCTTCTTCCAGTTCGATCAGCGTTTCAACCGCTTCCGAAAACAGGTTTTCAGGGTTCTGCTTACGGTTCGCCAGCGGGTTATGCGCGGCGCTGGCGCTGAATGCCAGCATTTCGGTGCCAAGGCTCGCCGGATCGTCCGTCGCACCCAGCCCTACAAGGTAGGCTTTGCCGGTGTCGGCAAACTTCGTGCTGACCTCCATGGAGGTGAAAAGCTTCTGGCCTTTCTTCACCAGTTCCACCAGGGCGTCCGTGGGTTCGATATCGGCATAAAGCGCCATCTTGCCCGCCAGCGGCCCGTCCTGGATTTCTTCTGCAACCAGCCCCGTCACCCTGCCGTAGCGGTTAAAGGTGCTGTCCGGCAGATAAGACTTGATGTGCTCAAGGTTAATCAGCGCGGTATAGACCGTCGGGTTATAGCTGGCAGCCATCTGTACCAGCCATTCACGCTGGATTTCGCGCCCGTCAGTGGTGGCACCTTCCACCCCAATACGGAAACGCTTTGCTTTCACTGTCATGAGCCGTGCTCCGTTAGAAATAACTTACTAGGAGCCTTATGTTTGCGGTGATGAGGGGAGTGAAACAACGCGCGGTACTTGTACGGTAAACCACACAAACCGCAGCCGGGGAAAGCCGCCAGGCAAGGCCGTATGTTTGGGCCATGAACACGACACTGACCCCCGCAGACCTCGATCCCCGTCGGCAGGCCATGCTGCTGTACTTTCAGGGATACCGCATAGCCCGCATTGCTGAAATGCTGGGCGAGAAAGTTGCAACCGTTCACAGCTGGAAGAAGCGCGACAAATGGGGTGACTATGGGCCGCTGGATCAGATGCAGCTCACCACCGCCGCACGTTACTGCCAGCTCATTATGAAGGAGCAGAAAGAAGGGAAAGACTTCAAGGAAATTGACCTGCTGGCGCGCCAGTCAGAGCGCCACGCCCGGATCGGTAAATTTAACGATGGCGGCAACGAAGCGGACTTAAACCCGAAAGTTGCCAACCGTAACAAAGGGACACGACGCCAGCCCGAAAAGAATGTTTTCACTGATGAACAGATCGAGAAGCTGCAGGAAGTTTTCCACAGCTCTATGTTCGACTATCAGCGTCACTGGTTTGAAGCCGGGAAAACAAACCGCATCCGCAATCTGCTCAAGTCGCGCCAGATTGGCGCCACGTTTTATTTTGCCCGTGAAGCATTGATTGACGCCATCCTGACCGGACGCAACCAGATTTTCCTTTCTGCCAGTAAGGCACAGGCGCACGTCTTTAAGCAGTACATCATCGATTTTGCCAAAGAAGTTGAGGTGGAGCTGAAAGGCGATCCCATGGTGTTACCCAATGGGGCAGCTTTGTACTTTCTCGGCACCAACGCCCGTACGGCACAGAGCTACCACGGCAACCTGTATCTTGATGAATATTTCTGGATACCGAAATTCCAGGAACTGCGCAAGGTTGCCTCCGGTATGGCCATTCACAAGAAATGGCGACAAACCTACTTCTCCACGCCGTCCAGCCTGACCCACAGCGCCTATCCGTTCTGGTCCGGCGCGCTGTTCAACCGGGGACGCGCCAAAGCGGACAAGGTGGACATTGACCTGACCCACGCCAGCCTTGCACGCGGCCTGCTCTGCCCGGACGGACAGTATCGCCAGATCGTCACCGTGGAGGATGCAGTGCGCGGCGGTTGTAACCTGTTCGACCTGGATCAGCTGCGCATGGAGTACAGCCCGGACGAATACCAGAACCTGCTGATGTGCGAATTTATTGACGATCTGGCGTCAGTGTTCCCGCTCAGCGAGCTGCAGGCGTGCATGGTGGACAGTTGGGAAGTCTGGACAGATTTTCAGGCGCTGGCGTTGCGCCCGTTTGGCTGGCGCGAAGTCTGGATCGGATACGACCCGGCGAAAGGCACGCAGAACGGTGACAGCGCTGGCTGCGTGGTCATAGCACCGCCAACTGTACCGGGCGGGAAGTTCCGCATTCTGGAGCGTCATCAGTGGCGCGGGATGGACTTCCGCGCCCAGGCGGACGCTATCAAAAAGCTGACGCAGCAGTACAACGTGACCTATATCGGCATCGATTCGACCGGCGTCGGTCACGGTGTCTACGAGAACGTGAAAGCGTTCTTTCCTGCGGTGCGGGAGTTTGTCTACAACCCCAACGTCAAAAACGCCCTGGTGCTCAAGGCATACGACATTATCAGCCACCGCCGTCTGGAGTTTGACGCCGGGCACACCGACATTGCGCAGTCCTTTATGGCTATCCGCCGGGCCACTACCGCCAGCGGCAACCGCCCTACCTACGAAGCCAGCCGCAGCGAAGAAGCCAGCCACGCAGATTTGGCCTGGGCAACGATGCACGCACTGTTTAACGAACCGCTGCAGGGCGAAGCCGCCAATACCAGCAACATTGTGGAGATTTTCTGATGCACTCAACCCCAACTAACCTCATGACCACCGCCAGCCTGCCTGTAGACCGCCCTTTCTTTGCTTACCAGCATGAATGGAACAGCGGCGCACGCAGCAGAAACCGTGTGCTTACAAAAATGCGTCAGGCTGGCGCGGATTTCTTTTTCGCCTACGAAGCCCTGAACGATGCACTGCATACCGGACGCAACCAGATTTTTCTGGGCTGCACCCCGGCATCCGCCCTGACAGTCAAAACTTATATGTCAGCCTTTATAGATCAGGCCGCAGCCTGGACACACCTTGGAAAAATAAAATCAGGCAAAGCGCATCTGGAACTACCAAACGGTGCGATCATTTATTTTATCGGGCCAGAAAGTCTCGCCGCCGCGCTCCATGGAAACGTCTATGTGTCAGAGTATGCCTGGGCGGACTCCCCGAAAAATATGATTGCGCTCGCCAAAAGCCTGTCCATGCACGCGCGCTATCACGCAACCTACTACACCACCCCAAGCCCCAGCCCGGAAGCATGGCTGGAATACAAAAAGCTGATTTCCCGCAACAGCACAACAAGCATGACCTTTACCGCTGATGACGCTGCAGCATCCGGAGCAACGCTCGCAACCAGAGCCGCGCTCTTTGATGATGAATGGCTGAATGACATGAAAAAAGAATTATCAGCAAATGAATGGAAAATGCTGTTTATGTGCGAATGGCCCCAGGCTGACAAGGAGCAGGCGGCATGAGCAAACGTAAAAACAAGAATAACCGCACAGCGGTAGATCACAACGCACAATCAGGCGGCGCTGCGGCGGAGGCGTTCAGCTTTGGCGACCCGGTGCCAGTGTTAGACCGACGCGAATTGCTGGACTACGTGGAATGCGTGCAGATGGACCGCTGGTATGAGCCGCCGGTGAGCTTTGACGGACTGGCGCGTACCTATCGCGCTGCCGTGCATCACAGCTCACCGATTGCCGTTAAGCGTGACATTCTCAGCAGTACCTACATCCCGCACCGCCTGCTCAGCCAGCAGGCTTTTGCCCGTTTCGTTCAGGACTATCTGGTGTTCGGTAACGCCTATCTGGAAAAACGCACCAACCGGCTCGGCGGCGTTCTCTCACTTGAGCCAGCGCTGGCGAAGTACACACGGCGAGGCGTGGACCTCGACACCTACTGGTTTGTGCAGTATGGCATGACCACGCAACCGTATGAGTTCACCAGAGGCAGTATTTTTCATCTGCTGGAGCCGGATATTAATCAGGAGATCTACGGGCTGCCGGGCTATCTCTCCGCCATCCCGTCAACACTGCTCAACGAGTCTGCAACGCTGTTTCGCCGGAAGTATTACATTAACGGCAGCCACGCAGGTTTCATCATGTACATGACCGACGCTGCGCAGAATCAGGAGGACGTGAACAATATCCGCCAGGCAATGAAAAGCGCCAAAGGGCCGGGCAACTTCCGCAATCTGTTTATGTACTCGCCTAACGGTAAAAAGGACGGTATTCAAATTATCCCGTTGTCAGAAGTTGCGGCAAAGGATGAGTTTCTAAACATCAAGAACGTAAGCCGCGATGACATGATGGCAGCGCATCGCGTGCCGCCGCAGATGATGGGTATTATGCCGAGTAATGTTGGTGGGTTTGGGGACGTAGAAAAGGCAAGCAAAGTCTTTGTTAGAAATGAGCTAATACCATTGCAAAAAAAAATACTTGAACTGAATACATGGTTGGGTGATGAAGTAATTAATTTCAATGATTATATTCTTGAATAAACATGTGGGGCTAACGCCCCACATTTTCTAATCATTCTCTATTTTACTTGAAGTATCATTTTCAGGCCGCCCCCCTTCCTTATTCAGCTGACGCATGTGATCCACTTTTCCTTTTCTAGAAAGCCCCACTCCTTCTAAAATTGAATCAACTTTTTCACCACCATTCGCTAAGAAAATTTTAAAATTTTCGGATGAGAGCATTTCCATTATAGGCGAAGAGTGGGTAGTTTCTTCAACAAATCTTAATGGAGGTTCTTCCAGTCTTGAAAGTGCATTACCAAATAATCTTTGGGTAAAATCGCTATCAAGCTGGACAGCTTCTCTTCTATACCCCTCATAAGCTTTGGACACGGATGCCTTGAATTCATAATCTTCAGCCAACCTGAATCGCTGACCAATTTGTTTTGTTGCTAACCAAGCAAACCATAATGGTGCCCCAACACTTAAAATGGAAAGTAAAAGTTGAATGGTTAACTTTATACCTGATGAGTCAGGATTTGACAAATATGCCTCAAGAGCGTGTAAACGTGTATAACCAACAGCAGCACCTGCTACTAATGCCCCTATGAGTCCACCTACCCACCATCGTATGCTCAGGTTTAGTTTTTCTGCTTTATCCTGAAATGCCCCAGCCAAACCTTTTGACGTAGTTGTTCTAAACGCCTCTTCACATTTATTTATATACCCTTGAGCTTCTTCACGCAGAGATTGTAAATAATTTTTTGCATCTTCGGTTGCATTTTCTTTCAGCGCCAAAATTTCCTGCTTAGCTTCTTCAACAATTTTGGAATTCTCCTCGGTCTCTTTTAGCATTACATTAATATCTCTGCAATGCTCAACCGCGCTATTGTGAACATTTTTAACTTCATCATTTGTTTCACGAAGCATTTTTACTGTTGTCGGCAGATTCTCAGCAGCATCATATGCCTCATTTATAGTTTTAATTTTCTCTTCTACATTACCAGTTTGAATTTCTATTGCAGATATATTGGAATTATACAACTCTAACCTGCGCAATATATGCTTTGGCAATAAACTTCTATCTTTCAGTCTTTCAAATGAAAAGAGTTCATTGATCCTATGAGAGATATATAACATTGAAATAAAATAAGATGGTATAGCTGTTTGTTGAACCGCTGCGTTACCATTGTTTATATGATTAATATTTTGCTGAGATTGATCCAGCGTATAAATTAGGGCATCAATTACTGCAATGTCATCTGAGGATGGCGAAAATTCCTGCATCTGATTAATTCTATCAGATAATGTTTTTGGTAGTTCAACAATATCCTCTTTGTGCAGAAAAGGAAATGTGTATGGACCAAGGTCTATAAAATTTTCAACAGGAAATACAAGATCATTAAGAGTTGTATGTAAATTATCTAGTTTCTCTTTTAACTCAGTTAATTTTTCGTTCATTCAAAAATCCTTTATGACGCTATAGAACTTCCAGAGTAATCCTTGAAAGATATCATAAGACAAGATTTTGGTATAACTACACGTTGCGCGCGCTCGTATCCCCGCCACGCCTGCCCGCTTTATGTAGTGGTTTTCATGCACCTGCATGACATAAGCAAAAGCCCGCCAGTTCTGGCGGGCCTAAGCAAAAACGATCCTCAAACGATCATGCGATTTCATGCAGCATAGACATGCACTCGCACGTTCGGCTCAAAACAAAGAAAAATTATCATCAAACTCATTACTCATGGCCTCAACTTCATTTAAGTGAATGAGGTAAACCAGACCATCGTGCAGCGAAGTCGGGAATTCCAGTTCCATCCAGAACAGCCCATCATAAGTACGGCCCAACCAGTAACCGCCACCGCATTCCTTTGGACGTTGAAAGAACACCAACCCACCCGGAATGAAAACTTCAAGTTCCTTACCCCGATAGACAATCTGGTAGTTCTGGTCAACTTTACCCATTTTCTAACGCCTCGCCTTGCTCGTTGTTCAACCTCGCCAGTGTAAGAATTTAAATTCATACACTGGCAACGTTTCTTAATGCAGCCAGCTATCGTCCTCCCAGACCTGCTGCATAATTTCCATCACTCGTTTCTTGTCTTCATCCAGTTTTAACCCGCTTAGTTCAACGCCATTGGCACTGCCCTTACGGATACGAATTGCTGTTTTGGGATACAGAGGGCGCAAATTACGGTAAAGCTCGGATTCAAGGGCGTCCAGTGTAGACTGGCTAATCTTCTGCTCTTTATCGATCATTATTTCAATGCGCATACAGATTCCCCTTAACTGGTTACGTCCATCGACCGGCAGTATTCATGGCTGCGGATTTTCGCCATCAGCTCGTCGGTCAGTTCGGACACCCACTGGATAGCCAGCCGCTTTTCTTCGTCGCTGCACTCACTAGCCGCTACAAGCTTGATAAAAAAATCAATGCGCTGGAGCTTCAACGACTCCAAAAGATAATCCTGCATTTTCCCTCCTATCACTACCTCGGACACACAACAACTGTATATATATCCACTGTTTATAATTACAGTATAGTAGGAACTAACAAAAGTAAAACTGTTTTTTGTCAGTCAATTGGATGATCTGATGCTAATCAATAACGCACAAATTGTTAAACCAGCGTCAGCTGTACCACTGACGCCATTTGTCATCTTCCTGCAGGCGGTTGTTGCGGTAAAAAATACGAAGCCCGGCACCTGACGGAATACTGCCGCCGCGCAGAAGCAGGTCAATCTCTGACTCGCTACCATCAAACCCTCTGGAAATCAGCTCTGCCTCAAGCCCTACGCGCTGCTGATCCGAAATATTCTGTTTGTTTGCTTTTTTCCGCTTTGGTTTTACCAGCCTTAACCTGGCTGTCAGCTCCCGCCGTTCCTTCTGGCCCATGTTGTGTAAATATTCATGCAGTTCCTTCTCATCCATGGTTTTAATATCGGGTAAATCACCCCCTGATTTGTTCAGATTTTCAACAGGGGGACAGTTATTGCCACGAGTCCAAGGGGCGCAAGCGCCCTGGTCGGCTACCGCCTCCTGAACGTCAACGGCCTTACGAACCTTTTTCCACTTCACCGCGTGCGTGCAAATCTTGCCCTCTGCAATCGGGGACCAGATGCCATAGATACGGATACCGTGATCGCCGTAGGCGCTCGGTTCGTCGTTAAGCTCATAAGCCGTGCGGACAAGGTGATGTTTGCGGGGAACCAGCACGCCGCCCTGTTTCATGATGTAGGTGGCAAAGCAGCCCGCATCAGCCGCCGCCAGTACCGCATCCAGACGCGGATTATCCAGTACCGGCGCACCCGCTTTGCGTTCGCCCTGCACTCTCGCCGCCTGACCAGCCAGCAAGCGCAGCTCGCGGTATGCCTGACGCCCCGGAATACCAAAGAAACGAAATTGCTGGACACGGTGCAGTGACGCCCAGGCGCTAACATGCTCGGCGCTGTCACGCAGCGATCTGCCGGTTTCTTTGCTGATTTCTTTAGCCAGCCCGCGCCCGTCGATGTTCTTGCTGATGTATTTGGCGATATAGCTGGTCGGCGTACCCTTGCGCGGGTTGATAAGCTCGGACTTGAAGCGCGGCCCGGTATTGGTGCCCAGCTCCTCGCGGTCTTCACGGATGGCAAACTTACGCAGCAGTGCGGTGATGGAACGGCGGTCTTTTTTGCGCATGAAGCACAGAAGATGCCAGTGCACGGTGCCGTCATGGTGCGGCTCTGCAACGCGGACGCCATACCAGCGCAACCCGGCCTTGTGCATGGCCTTGCGGAAAGCGGCGAACGTATCAACCAGGTAGTCACTGCTCTGCCGGACAGTGGCACTGGTCCACTTCGGATTAGGTCTGCCGTTGTTGAGGGTGGCGTGGAAGCGTGACGGGCAGGTGATGGTATAAAACACCGCGCAGTCTCCGCGCATTTCCGCGATCAGCTCCAGTCCCTTAACACAGGCCATCATTTCATTACGGCGGTGTGCCGGGTTGCTGTTGCTGGCGTTCACCACGTCTTCCATGTCCAGCGTGTCGCCGTCTTCGTTGACCAGCTCATGCGAGCGGAAGAACTCCAGCGATTTGCGGCGCTGCTCGCGTTTGTGGATCACGGCTTCATAGCTGACATACGGGGACGCTTTTTTGTTGACCAGGCAGACGGCGCGCAGTTGTTCCTCCCGCCACTCGCAGCGCATCTGCCACAGTTTGCGATACCACCAGTCCGCGCACAGCATACGCGCCAGCGACGATGGGATCAGTTCATAAGGCACCGGCTTGCGGCGGCGCTTTTTGCGGCGCAACTGCTCAAAGGCAGGCGGGATGACCTCAAGGCGCATGGCTTCTGCGGCAACCCTTTCCCATGCCTGGCGGATTTCTTCTGGTTTTACATCATCGCTGACAAACAGATCACCGCAGGCCGCATCTAGACACATGCTCATATGTGCCGCAACCAGCGTGGAAAGGCGCTTGACCTGATCCTGATTCATTTCAGGCAGTACCAGCAGCCCCTCCAGCCCGTCATGGCTAGCCATGAACCGGAAAGAGGCAGACACCTGACTGTCACGCACGCGTTCCAGCCGCTCAAGACACGGCTTGATTGTTTCGCGCAGGTAGCGGGAATAGGCTTTTGCTCTGCCCAGGCTATGGAAATATTTAATCCGCTCCAGCAGAGGCTTGCTGATATGGGACGGCATGGCGTTAACGTCAGCCAGAATGACCAGATCGGGATTAAAACGCTGCTGCTCGCGCGCCATTTTGGCACGACTAACCAGCCGGTCCTGCTCCATTTCACACTGGACAGGATCACGGGATTCATTGAAGAAATAGCGTTCCCAGACCTCATCGCTCAGCGCCTCACGGCGCAACTGCTCCTGCTCGTTATCCGCAGCGTAAAGAGCGATCAGGTTTGAAAGCGCAGACTCCGGCGCAACTTCCGCCGGGTCCAGATATGGGTTAACTGCTTTTTTGGGGTTATTCCATGAAAAGGCCACGGCGGCCTCATTCGAGCCGCCGGTGGTTGGTGCATTATGTAATGTGAATTTACTCACTGCCACGCCCGCACCTCAGTTTCCACCGAGATATCTGGACCGGATGCCAAATCGACACCAAACCAGCCTGCTGATTTTGTGGCGATGATTTCTGCTGCAGATTTACTCTCACCGGCAGCCACACCCATGCTGCGCTTTGCAGTGATGCGATGGCGGGTAAAATTACGATAAAGCGAACGGGTCAGTGATGTGTCGCTGTTGGACACGATAACCGGATGACCTTCTGATGACCGGCGCTCAAGAATAGACGCCAGATGATACTGATCGTCCCCTGTAAAACCGGCAGTGTGATAACCGCTAAATGTGCCATCGTATGGCGGATCACAATAAACAACATCACCAGCCTGCAGCAGCGCCAGTGTTTCGTCATAGCTGGCACAAATAAACGTTGCGCGTTGAGCCTTTTCTGCAAAAGCGCGTATTTCACTTTCAGGAAAATACGGATTTTTATAATTACCGTAAGGGACATTAAAATGACCGCTCAAGTTGTAACGGCACAGCCCACGATAACCATGACGATTGAGATAAAGGAAATATACTGCTTTCATGAAATCAGTAATTTCAGAGGAATGATTGAATTCATGCCTAATGTTGTAATAAGCAACTTCTCTATTCGCAATCGCAAAAATATTTCTTGCGCGTGATATGAAAGCTTCACAATCAAGGGCAATTTTTTTATAGAGATTGATAAGATCTGGATTAATATCCGCGACAAGATAATGAGGATAGTCTGTCGCCATCATCACTGCGCAGGAACCCGCGAAAGGTTCAACCAGTCTCTTACCTGCAGGCAGATGCCTAATCAGCTCCGGCATAATGGCGGTTTTATTTCCCGCCCATTTCAGGATTGTGCTCATATTTCACCACCTGAAAGCACATAAAGCATCGCATCCACAGGATGCAATGAACGAATAGAAAGCATCACCCAATTATCAGAATCGTTCATAACCTCGCGAACTGGCAGCACATGCGTTACTACTGCGGTCCACTCACGCCCTGTATATTTTCCATGCTTCCACTCGCACAGGACCAGAACATCACCAGCTTTATAACCGCGATCATCATCCTTTCTTAATTCAGCTTTCTTTTGCCCAGCCACAACGTCATTAAGATATTTAGGGGCAATCTTTAAAGTGTGAAGTTTGATATTCATACAGCTCCTCCGTTGTAGTGTTTGCCTTTAAGCTCTGAAATTTCCTGACAGGTGACGCAGCACTGCACGCCCGGAATGGCGCGGCGGCGAGCTGGCGGGATCGGCGCATCGCAATCAATGCAGAGAACACGGGAAACGCCCGGCGTTTTATTGCGGGCTTTGTGGATGTGGCGCTGGCGATCTTCTTCAACGCGCTGCTGTACGAGGTCCATTGAATCAGCCATCAGTGGATCTCCTGCGCTTCGTTCTGAATTTTCACCGCTTCCTGACGCAGCAGCTCAGCCGCTTCCGTGTGATTAAGCTGACGTGACACGATACGAGCAGCTAAAGAATCCAGACGTGCAGCCATCACATCTGCGCGGCCCCGACGTTCTTCTTTGCGTGCCTCAGTCAGTAGCAGGTTAAGTCCAGCATCATCTGGTCCGGTTTTAGTGGTACGGGTTTCAATACTTCGCATAGTTGTTTCTCCTGAATTTGGGCAATAAGAAGCCCGGCGGGTTTACGCCTTTAATTTCTGTTGTGGATTAATTCGGCATGGTTAGCCGTTTGGGAAATAAGCTCACCACTGCACGAAAATGATTCATTGCTTTAACCAGTTCCCGCTTTTCGTCAGTAGTCAGATCACTAATATTGACGCCGTGACGTTCTGCCGGAATTTTTGCCATATAAAAAATGGCTGCCAGTGCCCGCTCATTCTGTTTATTATTGACGTCGCGTGGATCGCGCATATCTTTAATAAACCTTTCAAGCTCCGGCTCAATATTCAGACCAAACACTTTAGCCCTCAATTCCGCAATATGGTTCAGTCCGTCCAGGCGTTTACCGGGGCTTAATGGAACAGTCGCCGTAGCGCCTTCAATAGCCATGATTTCCCCTGTTTGGTTGTGGACAGGTCAGCCAGCAGTTCATCCTGAGAGCGGCACGGGTGCCAGCGTTTGCCATCCTTCCCCATGATCCAGCCATGACCGTAGTGCATTGCCGGGCTTTGCTTTATGAGAAGTGACGCGAAAGATGGTTCTTTAGTCAGCATAACCACCTCAGATCAGACCGAACGAAGCGCCGAGGCCCGTCACGGTATCCACCGCACTTGCCATCGCCGGGTTAGCCTGTAAACGCGCCTGCATCGAAACTGCAGCCAGTGCCATCAGACGAGTAACAGAGTTAATGCTGCTGATAACATCACGGCGGCCTGCGGTGGTTTTCACATCACCCGATACGGCACCGGCAGCAACCCGTCCGATTTCAGCAGTAGCGCTCATGACGTAATGCGGCAGCTTCTCTTTTGCCACTTCGTTCATCGGTACGCATGGCAGGCAGTGAATCTGCGCCAGAAAACCGTCAACCAGCGTGGAGTCCTCAGTAAGATCGGTAAGCCGCCAGATTTCCGATGGAGTGAGCTGATGCGGTTGCTCCGGGTTCAGCTTGTTACGCAGCGTCTGGACGTTCATTCCCGCGCGTTCTGCCAGCTTCGCCATGTTGTGACGCAGCGCAAAAGCCCGGCAGGCTTCGTCAAAATGCGGATGTTTGGAAACACGATAATCAAACATGATGTAAATCCTTTTCTATCCCAAAATGGAACTATCAGGCTTGCATTGCGACTTCGCAGCCTTGGGCCGCTTCCATCGTCAACGCGAACATGTTGATTTCGATAAGGCTGTTAACTCCGGCTTTTTTCCTGATGGGCAGGCGGTTTTCCCGGATCATTTGACGGGCATAACTAGGCTTGTAACCAGTACGGCGACAGAACTCATCCAGTGTGATGAATGGCTCAGATACCACAAGGTTGATGCTGGGGCGCATTGAAAAATTGCTTTTCATGATGCACTATTCCTCAGTTTGTGTTTAAAAACTTCACTATTCGGAACTATTCGCAATCATTCCGAACACCACAAAACCGATGATAGGATCGCATTTTAAATATGTCAAACACAAAAGAAACCCCTATCGCGATCTCAGAATACAATTTCCCATCTCAAAGTGGTGGGAAGGAAGCGATAACTCGTATTCTCCAGGCCTATGGATTCAGTACCAGACAGGCTTTGTGCGATCACCTTGGGGTATCCCAGAGCACTATGGCAAACCGTTGGATGCGCGATACTTTCCCGCATGACTGGCTCATTGCCTGCCATCTTGATACAGGTGCATCCATGCTTTGGTTAACTACAGGACAAGGCACTCCCACCACAAAAATAATCAATGACAATGGATTGCTTTTGCAATTAAAAGAAATCTCAAACGGGATTTACTCATCATCTGAACAGGTCCGTTATGACTCATGCCTTATCCCCCCAGATGCAACAGCTCCGTTCTTGGTGAAGTTTGAAAAGGCTTTCTATCTTGTGGATGAGTTCAGGGGAGAAATCAACGATGGAATCTGGTTGATTAAATTAGATGGTTTTCTGAGCATCAGGCAAGTTTATCGCCTTCCTGGCGGACGCTTACGTGTAGAGAATGGTCCCGCATCCTTTGAATGCACCCCATCGGATATTGAGGTTAACGGTAGGGTGATCAGCAAAACAGCATTTACAGAATGAGCGAATTCGACTTTATACGGAAATAAGTTAAGGCTACTAGCATGAAAAAATTAATGGCAATCGTTACGTTAGGTTTAGTGTTTTTGGCAACACAGCCATCATATGCACGCAATTACCCATGCTCTGGGAAAAAAGGTGGCGTCTCACACTGCACATCTGATGGCAAATTTGTTTGCAATGACGGCACTATCAGTAAATCAAAGCGAATTTGCTCTAAAAACTGATTATGGCTGTCTCAAAGTTAGCTAATGGTAAGTGGCAGGCTCAGGTCTTCCCCAACGGTAGGGATGGGCGGCGCATCCGTCGCCAATTCGCCACCAAGGGCGAAGCCATGGCCTTTGAGCGTCACATTAAGGATCAAGCGCAGGACAAGCCTTGGTTAGGAGAAAAAGCAGATAAGCGGCGAGTTACTGATCTTGTTGAAACTTGGTTCAACGCACATGGAGTTACACTCTCTGATGGCCTCAAGCGTAAAGGTGCAATGGAATTTGCCTGCTTTGCTATGGGAAACCCTCTCGCCACTGAATTTAACGCCAAACTGTTTGCAACCTACCGTGAACAGCGTTTAAGCGGGAAAATTACACGTTCAGATCGGGTAAAAGCAGTGACTCCCCGTACTGTCAATCTTGAGCTGGCGTATTTCCGCGCCATGTTCAACGAACTGAAAAGACTGGATGACTGGAGCGCGCCCAATCCGCTCGAAAACGTCCGGGAATTTAAAATAGACGAGGCAGAGCTGGCTTGGCTAACAGTCGAAGAAGTCAAGCAACTGCTGGCAGAGTGTGAGAAAAGCAAAGCGGTAGATTTAGTAACCATCGTAAAAATATGCCTTGCAACCGGAGCACGATGGGGCGAGGCGGAGTCACTGACAGGCAAGCAAATAAGCCCCGGCAAAATCACTTATATCAAAACCAAGGGCAAGAAAAACCGCGCCGTTCCAATAAGTGATGAGCTTTACGAAATACTCCCAAAAGTAAGAACATCAAAACCAGTCTTTACGGGGTGCTATTCTGCGTTTCGTGGGGCAATTAAGCGAGCGGGGATTGAGTTACCTGACGGGCAGCTGTCACACGTTCTACGGCACACATTTGCAAGCCACTTTATGATGCGCGGGGGTAACATTCTTGTACTGCAGCGTATCCTTGGACACACTGATATTAAGGTGACGATGCGCTATGCTCATTTCGCCCCAGACCATCTGACAGAAGCGGTGGAGTACAACCCCTTAAATCTGATTTGA